AGTATTAGCTCAACTCGACGATAAAACCCGTTGTTGGACTTCTCAAACACCTTGGCGAGGGAGTTTGTAGCCCACACAAGCTTCGCAAAATTCACAAATTTAAACGGATCTTTATACTTCTTTTCTACCTGGATGTTGTCGTAATTGCTGGTGAGATTGTTGAAAGTGCTGACTTTTTCGATGACCCCGCCATCCAACTCCCCACACATATTGACCATCTTACCGTATAACTCTGCCACCAAGAACTTTTTATTAGGGTTTCCTATATCGTTAAAAGATACAGAGGAGAAATTGTCATCCCCGATCATGTTGCCCAGCATGGAGAGGAATGTGCTTTTTCCTGTCCGGCGCGGCCCATACAAAATAAAGGCTTTCTGGATGTCGTACCTCCTATAATAACAATACGCTATTAATTCTAGTATTTTTATATAATCCTGCGGCTGAATAATATCTCTTATCATCTCGTCAAGGATTTCGCAGGTTGCATCGGGATCATAGGCAACTGGAATCTGTATTCGCGATAGGTAGGCGGGAGTGTGGGGGAAGAACTCGCCTGTGCGCCAATTATATAACCCATTCTTCATATTAATTATATCGATGTTAGCGTCAAATTCCTTCGTCTCAACATATGTTAGGTATTTAAATTGGGACAGAATCTCATTCATCACCTTATTATTATACATTGGGCGGCCCTTCCAATCGCGCAGTTCCCGCAAATTGTGAACAACTATACTTGATAGATACTTTTCTGCCCCCTTAATATATATACCGTTTACATATTGTAACATTTCGTCGGTTTCTAGCACCGTCACAATATGCAAATGTTTTCGGATTTCATCTACTACGGCGGTGACATCTATGGATTCATAGAACCCGGTTTTTGGGTTGCATTGAATGCAAGCGTGGGCGTTGATCTTAAAAATATCCGACATTCTTATCCATCCATCTTACTACCCCAGAAGTTATGAAACTGTGCTCCCACATGATATTGTTATGCTGGGCGAGTGATTCGTTGTATGCATCGGGCGAGCTATTTAATATCGTGTAAAAGAAATATACGGTAAGATCCATACCGTATAAATCTATCAATTCTTGGCTCATTGTAGTTCTCCAAATACTCGTCGGGGAAACTCAAATTCGCGCCGGGTAGAGTTCCAACTATCTACATGTGTGAAATACCCAACAATTCGAGTATAATGGTCGGTTATTGGTGCCCCACAAATCGCGCAGATATTAGAGTTTCCACAGACGGTAGTATGACCATTTTCGCATTTTCCAAATCCGTAGTTAACTGCGAAGTGACTAACACCGTTTTTGACTGAATACTCAATTAGGTGCTTCATATCGGCGGGATCTTTGATTTGGTCCTGCATATTGATGTGGAGAATGCCGCCCCCGCTGAGAATATCTTGGAATTGCCCGGTGAGCTGGATTCTCTCGGGAATTAATGCATCCTCAATCAACGGTATATATTGATTGGAATACAACTTGAATCCGAACTCATTTTCGCCGAACATAATATTATCTTTTTGACAGAATTTAATTGCAACTGACTCGCCTGGTATCTCCTCCACATTAAACGAGCATTTATTTTCTCTACTATATGATACAGCTAGTTCTTCGATCTTATTTAAAACGTCCGTTGTAAACTCTATTCCATTTCGGCTTGTTATATCAATCCCCATGAATTTATTCATCTCGTATACTCCAATTATGCCAATGGTGGAGAATAGATGGTCTAGAGAGAACCATTTGAGGGGGTTGAAGAATTTTAGAAATCCCTGGTCAATTCTGCGCCTCAATATTTCATATCGATGGACTAATAGGAGATCTCTAGCAATATCACATTTTTGGTGTAGTATATTTTCGAAATGGTCTATGTCTGTACAACGTTCTGCAATTCTTGGTAGGTTTATGGTTACTACCCTGTGCGATCCGATTGAAAGACCTCCATTACCAAAGGTATCTGCCCGATATTGCATACGTTCTACATCATTTACAAGTCTGCAACATGATGCTATTTTTGATCCGATATTCACATAAATGTTAAAACACCCAGTATTAAGGTTTACTTTTGATGCCCAATCTAAGAAATCTTGATCAGTGATTTCGCCGTTTTCATTCTTTGATATATTTAATGTAACTATGGGGAATCTATATGGGAGGTTAGTATCAGGATCGCCTTTACTAAACCAATCTCCAAACATCTTTTCCAATTTTATAACACATTCGATGTCTACTTTGGAGCCATCGGGATATGTATAGTGTTCAAATACCTTTTCTAGATTTGGCCGATCAAATAGACTGATATTAGTAAAGGGTGATTGTGAAGATACTCTAAACTTATTATTCACGATGTGCACAAATTTTTGAAAATCGTTAATTATTGAAAAATCTGATAGATTTTCTTTTTGCGCATACCATGCATAATTTACCAATATGTCGGAAGGTGCTATTGCCCCAGCAAACTCTTGGGACAGATCCATAGTGATTTCAGCGCATTGTGCCAAAAAACTATCTGCTCTTTTTGGAGGCAAACTATGGAGTTGTCCATACGGGCGACCTTCATGCATTATCATGTTGGTAGAAAATGCGTAGCAGTAGGCCATTTGGATGCCTGGCCCGCTGGCATCATGAAAATACACATCGCCCTTCCAAATAGCCTCTATAAGCTCATTGGCGCGCTCTAGATCGAACCTTTTTCGGGCGTAGTGCCAAAGTAGATAATATCCTTCCAGCTTCATCATACCTTTTGTGATTTCGGCTGTATAATTGTTGGGGCATCGATCTTCGTTGGCATTAGCATTGGTATCTATAGAGACTTCAGTTATATCTTCGGTAAAATATCTTTTGGACATCACACCTAGATCTAATTGGGACCGATCAATTCCCTCACACTTCATTAGTTCTGGGTATTTTTTGCAATAATTATTATATAATTTGTCAAATTCTGGGTCAAACGTTTGATGTATCCTCATTGTTTCACTCCCTCGATATAGATGTTTTGGTTGGATGATGCTGGAAATCCACCCGTTTTCATGTGGGCCATATATGGCCCATCTATCACCATATACATGAGTTGCTTTAGCTCTGTACTTAATGTGTTATATAGTTTGCCGGTGAAGAGTACACATGGTAGAGATGTCCGGGCAGCAATATCTAATACTGCGGCTTCTTGCTCGGTTGGCTCCCCACCCAAAAATACCACCGAACTGTAATAATCAAACCGCTCTAATAGGCGTATTACTGTGTCGGTGTTGGCTTCGTAGCCGCCATTATGGGATTGGAGGTCGGGGTTTTGACAACCGTCACAATGGATAGAGCAGCCCTGAAAAAATATGCCGAGGCCCGCCCCGATTCCCCCATCCAAAACATCATGAATACCCGCACATCTAAATTTCATCGTTGGTTTCCTCTTCATCATCCCCACAAAGCAAATCATCAATTTCTGCTAAGTAGGCATTAATATCCTCGAAATTCTCAATCCCAAACTTAACAACTACGCAAGTATCATCATATCGATGGCCCCGTTTTAACAACATGTAATTAAGGTGAGAGCGTAGCCTACTTATTGATGACCAAACTTTGCCATTATGCATCGTTGTGAAAGTTGGTACACTGCCCCGCTTAGCAAATAGTCCGGTCTGTGTATCCAATATCATGTACACCTTTTTATCCATCAATTCGCCAGTAACCAGACTGGGTATTACATATTTTCTTGACATTTTCACCACCTGTCTAGAGGTAGTCCAGTCGCCCACTCATCAATGTGTAAGAAGGCATCGACCGGACTTTCATACTTTTTTTTAATTTTTTCAAACCGCTTGCGACCAATATTAGGGAGCAACATAATAAATTGTTCCCAACTTGTTGCTTTGAGAGCAGGCGATCCCCCCGGATCATCATGAAGCACCAACAGCAGATGAAGGGTTTCTTCTAAGTCGTTGGTGTTGAGATATCTGCACCCATCTTGCTGTCGGTGAAGTTGGTATCTTTTATATACCGAATATGGAAGGCCAAATCGCCCCGCATAAGTATGGACCTTTGTATCGCTTGAGCGTTTGTATGAACCCTCTATGAGGAGGATCGCCTCATCTGCAACAGTGCGCATCCTCATAAGCTTACTAGCCAGACTACCATTCCCAGATGCCTTATATACGCTATTACAGAAGTCCGCTACCGTCTTTCGCTCCACCAATAACGTTGATCCATCCTTCCGCTCAATAAGATAGTCGCCCAGGTTCAATTTTTGGAGGGCGAACTGCTCAGCATGTTTTAACAGATCTTTATTGCGTCCTATTATGTTCATGATATCGTCGGTGGGTTCCCTAGTATCAATACGTATCATGGCTACCACTGCGCTTTGTCAAATTGCAGTTGCTCCAACATTTCTATGGGCGATACCTTTAGAGGATCTTTATACTTAATCTCCTTTGGAACATTTTTATTACATACCCACACATCTTTGATGGATCGGACCGTATGAAGAGGTCGTATATTACCCGTTTCTTCATCTTCTATATAATCCATATAGATTGAAGCGTTCGCGATGTGCTCTAGATTGGGCGGATAAAATGCGGGCGTTGTAACTCCGAGGTTGTTACCCTCCCCATCATATTTGTCTTTTACCTGGCACACCATAATAATATTAAAGTTCATTTCGAGGGTGCCAAGTACCGTTCGTGTTATAGAAGTTGCCATACTATAATCGTTTTTGTTGGGCATCTTGTGACCATTTTCTGATGAGCACCACATTGCACACAGACTTCTAAATCCTTCGCTGTCGTCCAGGATTATCCAGGGGATATGATTGTCGATGGTTTTTATGGAGTCCCTGATCATCTCTGAGTTGTCCACTATGGCCTGAAAATCAGCCCATTTATTGATAAACCTGTATTGGTATTTGTTGAGGCCCACATGTCGGCAGGGAGTCAATGCGTGACCTTTAAGAGCATCATAGTACTTCGCCGCCGATGTAAAATTTGATACCTGTATAGGCTTTCCAAAATCTACAAACATACCACCAAATGTTTTCACAAATAATGCACCCATGTGCGATTTACCGCTATTGGGCGCGCCCGAGAACGCCAATTTAATGCGCTCCACCCCCAGATCAAATTCATCGTCTACCATTTATATCACCATTTATATAATAATTTTCAAATAATATTGTTTGATAAAAAAACTGGCGAAGGTAGATTCACCTTCGCCGATCCTATCCCACGGTGAGTTTTCCACCATCAATAACGATTTTTCCGCTATCTTTTAGCGCCCTATATACATCTGAGTAGGACGCGCCAAACTTGTCTGTGCCCCTCGAAAGAGCAGCCAAAGGATTAATTGGCCCACCACTCTCGTTGACAAGCCCCCTCAGAAACTCAAGAACCTCTTCCTCGGTTACTGTAGTTGTAGATCCTGCATCCTTAGTCTTGAGCACCATACCATCCTTGTAAGGTCTAATGCTGTCCGGGTCATAAGATACCCACTTCCCATCGCGAAGCTCATCCTTGGTCCTGATAACATACTTAGAACCCTCCGGGAACAGATTGCCAAGCTTAAGCATACCAGTCATATCACTAATATCCTGGCCTGTCGCATTCTTCACAAACGTCTTAAACTTATTGTTGGCCCGGAATCCATCATACATCTGGAACACGAAATCGAACTGACCAGTAGTCGTGCCCGTCTCATCAAACTGGAACACAAACCTAATCTGATCAACGGCCTTTGGCTTCATTACAGGGCTACCATCCTTATTTAGAACGGGTTTACCCTGGCTCATCATTGGCTCAATGGGCGTGTTCTCAAACACAGCCCTCTCATCATTAGATAGATCTGAGACAGTCCTCATCTTCTTGTTAACTGCATCCCACCTCAGCTCCTTGGGATACTGGATAACGGCCTTCATAGGCACTATATCCATAATAGTTGCAACATAATCTGTACCAGGCTCCATTCGGGAGCCACCCATATTTACCGTAGCGTTAAACATCTTATTACTCACCTGGGGATTTCCCCGTAAATATGATATCGCCTTATGAGCATATATAGCTTACGGCCCGAGACAAGTTACTAACCGAAATTTTTATATACCATACAAGCATTATAGCTATATTGGTGAGCAAATGGATACAGTACATGCATCATTTTATCTATCACAGGAATCGATAGATAAAGCTAGACGTATAGCATACAAGAAATATCATAACCTGAAGTCGGTTAGTCGAACAGTAGATGAGATTATAGCAAGCTATAAAGAAGAGTGAATCGATGAAAGAATATAAGATAAACCCGGAACTGGAAAAATGTCTACCACCATTGTCGGGCATGGAATTTGAAAAGCTCAAGACCAGTATTCAGACGCAGGGATATGATGAGGCAAAACCTATTGTATTGTGGAAGGAATATCCAGATACTATAGTCGATGGACATCATAGATATAAGATCTGTCGCGAATTAGGAATTGAGCCTAGCTATGTAGTAAAATCGTTTGAATCGCTTGACAAGGCAATTCTGTATACACTCCACCGACAAACCGAGCAACGCAATCTATCAGCAGCTCAATTAGTAGAAATTGTAGAGCAAATGATTCCTTTAGAAGAAAAGATCAAAATGGAAGAGGAGGCCAAAGCAGCACAGAAGGCAACTCAAACACAAGATCCAGCAACAGGTAAATTTGCACCGGTGAGTCTCCCAGGGATACCTACCGGTGAAACTACTAAAAAGGTAGCAGTAAAGATTGCAGAGAAGGCGGGAGTTAGTCCTGCCACGGTATATAGAGTTCACGCGGTACATAAAAATGGCGCACCCGAAGTAAAAGAATTAATGAGTAAAGGCGAGTTGTCTGCAAAGGCGGCTGACGATTTTGTACGTATTGTGCCATCAAAAGAAGAACAAACCAAGATCGTTGAAAATGGTGGTGTAGAAGCAATAAAACAAACTGTTAGTCAGAAAGTAGAGCATGCATTGGAATTGTTAAGTGAAAAACCAGCTTGGGAGGAAGAATCCACAGAAGAAGGAAAACGTAATCAAGCAATGTTCTGGAATTATAACAATTGGTTGGTAATACGTGGAATGCTTGACAAACTATTCTGTCCCAATTGTGGATGTACCGACCTAAAATTACAATGTTGTGGAATGAGTATAGAAGACGCTGCTAAGATCGCGCATGATAAAACCCAAGCAGCTATAGATGAAACAAACGCAAAGAGAAAGGTGATTGCAGATGAGTAATAAACTTGTTGAGTTCCCAAAGGACTATGTTAGAAATATGGATATGGCGACCAGTATCAAACTTCAGAGTAGACTCAATCCAAATATGCAGGTATCCTACATACATGGATCTATTATATATAGTAGCTCTGATCTTGGAACAAAAGAGAAAATTGTATCAGACGGCATAGAAATAACGCCTAATAGCACCAATGCAAACCGGGCAACCATCAAATTTCCAGTATGCGACAACTTTAAATTAGCACATGGAACAAAAGTACCTGAAGATATAAGAGCAATAAAGAATATATTTAATGTGCTGAAATCTTCAATTGATATTGATGATATGACATTGAATCAGGTGCACGAGTTCCATCCATATACTGAAATATTGGATGACGAAATTGTAGATACAATGGATAAAAATGGTATAGAAGCAATCTATACAACTTCTAAGACACATCGATTCAGTACCGCGCAGTATGGGGATATCAAGCCAACCTCTCCCGTAAAACTGTTACAACAGCGAATGCATACTCATAATATAAACGATATAAATATAAGTAGATTTAAAGGGGTGCTAGTAGCAGACTCCACATTCGGTATATATGGAAATAACGTCAGATCGTGGCCTGCATTCCTCAATAAATATGAACATAGCTTACTAATGCAAGGATTTGTTAACAACAAGTGGTGGAACGATCAGATAGTTCCACACATGCTAAACGTTGGAGATGGCCTACAAACTTGTTTCCTCACCCTGAAACATGCACAAGTACCGATAAATTTGTCTAGATGGTAGATATCGCCATAAGGCGATATCATATTTTATTTCTAAACCTCTCATCAACATTTTTTAAATACTCCCCATCAATCTCGACAGTTTCCTCAAGTTGCTTAGTTTCTTCTACAATATGATGGATAGCTTTCTGGTATTCATCCTCGGTTATTACTTTCTTTGCTCTTAGTATGAGGAGGAGTGCTTCATGCTCCATGTACATCTTGCTGAGCCTGAATGATAAACTCGCGATCTCAGAAGATTCGCTTGTATCAGTCATAAATTCCGGGTCGCCCTGTATTTCGTCAAGTAAATCCATCAGCTCACTACCTGTATAGGAAATAAGTCGCCCCATGTTGCGGGCGGAACTCTATACCTGGGGTTATCCATAACAAGTTCTTTAGCTACACGATTTGGGCCGGACCAATGGTAATCATGCATGCAGATCCAACCGCCCTTTACCACATTACTACCCCAATGAACAAAATCGTACTTTACATCTTCATACTCATGGGAGCCGTCTATAAACAACATCCCAATCGCCCCAAAATGCTTCTCATATGCCTCTTTCGAGGTCATCTGGTAAGGGCGCACAATATCAAACATGTGGAGGGATTCTATATTTTCTCTAAACTCGTCCCACGTATTACAGTGGGGATCAAGTTCGCGATGTTCTTTGGAGCCTGTAAACGGGTCAACAGTATATATTAGGGGGTGGGCTGGGTTGTTTCGCGATGCAAATCCCAGGGTCGCAGTTGATCTGCCTTTCCATGCTCCAATCTCAACAATCGGGCCGGTTACCTCGCTCGCGATGATATACAAAACGCGGGCCTCTTCCTTTGCAAGCCATCCACCAATCTTGTCTATTGTGGGCCAATCTAACTCAAATTGTTCATCGTTCATTATTATACCTTCTATTTTACCTAGCGTCATCTTTATATATATGCTTTTCTATATAGGTAGTTGAGGTGAGAACTATTACCTACAGAACAAAATGGGATGATGATGGCCCGAGCTTGGAAGATATGCATGATAAGTGGAACGATCTGTTTGACCGCCTATGTGCAATCGATGACATGATTGAAGCACTAAACGGGGATAAAGACGAGAAAAATCTCGTTAAGGATGGACCAAGTTGGCAGGAGATTCATCGCCAAATTGAAACTTTAAAATTGGAAAGAAAAGAAGTAGACAGAAGATTATATAGCCTTCAAATGGACATAAATATTTTTAAGGGATATTAATGAACGGGAAAATTGGTGCAATGGTAACCATCTTTATGATGGTAGGTATGGCGGTTGGGTTTGGTGGTTGGGACGATTCCAAGTCTTATGCCGATAACGTTAAGAATATCTTTTCCACCAATGTTATCAACTTTAGCGATGGGCCACACAGCCCCGAGCTAAATTGGAGCGATGGGGATAAGCCGGTTCGCGCAGTTGATGGAACGCCATTCGGGTATGTAGCTGAGCAGGACGTAGTTGCCAGGAAGAACGCGGTATTTTTGGGCATGAACGGCAGTGATCCATACGCCGAAAATCTATCACTTACCAAACCCACCCACGCAGTTGATAAATCATGGGATGGAGTAGTGACCGAGGAGGATGCAGTTAACAAGAAGATCGCAGAGTTCATGGGGTAAGTAAATACTTACTCCACTTATCTTCAACATCTCTTTTATTATGGTCTAATTTGCCCATAGCTCGACTTTCTCCACGTTCCAATACATAATTCTTCCATAACTATGAAAGTCTCGCTACGGGTCTATAAAGTGGCTTGTAGGACATGCTACAGTTCTAGATCACGATGCAATTTTTTGTATGAATTTGAGTGAGTAATACATCGGAGTTATCGTGAACGGGTCACTTGAAAAACTTGATGAATGAGTGTGGGGATCGGCGGTAGCTTTTCCAATATCGCTGTTTCCAGTGTTATCAACATTGTAATATGCAGATGGATGCTGTGAACCACTGCCTTCCGAATTATATCCACATCCACCAGAATTAGGCCGTGAAGATCTATCTTGCATTGAATGTTGATGGCCTGCTATTTCTGCGGCTGAAAGAGAGTGCCCCGATATTGTAACCGCTCCCACTATGGTGTGAGTACCACTTCCAGTATCTCCCACATTGTAATCTGAGCCAGTGCCTGCGCCAACCACAAACCTATCGCGGAGGTCCACCGTGCCAGACGTACCATCACATAGGTGCCAACCATCAGGAACCGTTTCCCCCGACCACATTATGATTAGGCCAGTCGGAACACTCAACCCATCAAAATCTCCTATGTGGAGGTTACCACCCGAATAATAGATCAAATCGGCATCCGCACCCGACCCACTTCCATCATTATCAACTCCCCAGAATTTAGCAAGCATTTCACTTTTTGTATAATAATCATCTGTATGAACATGAGATGATAGATGAGAGGATGCTTCGCTATATTGAGTTTCAAAGTTATTTAATTCGGTTGTGGTTATTTTGTTGGCGCTCGTCCAGGTGGTATAATTTTTTATGTATCCCATTATGTCACCTTCATTATATAATAAAGAGAATAGTAGTATGGCTCGTATGCTATATCATTGAAGGTTATGGTGTTTCCAGTATGAGTATGACCCAGACCCCCGCCCGCATATCCAGTAGTACGATTCATCGTTAATGCGGTTCCAAGTGGGCCTGTTGAAGGAATAGATGAGTAGCTTAATCCGGCAAGTCCGTTTGTATGATCTTGCCAAGTGTGGGTGTGAATTGGCATCTCATCAGCCGTTATAGCATGAGCAGTAACCGAGAATGATGCCGTAACTGAGGTTGAGGTTGCGCCCCCTGTGTCGCCAACATTATAAGTAGTACCCGCGCCCACTATGAATCGTTGACGCAAGTCGGGGGTTGTAACTGCTCCTATTGTCTGCCCATTGCATATATACCACCCAGTAGGAATAGTATCTGAATCGCCATGCCATAGTACTATAGCACCGACTGGTAAACCCGCATTTATGATATCAGTATAATGAGAACCATCCAGTTTATCCGCATCAAATCCAGTGTAGTATGAGGTGGTAAAAAAGTCTAAATCACTCGAAGTCTTAGTATAATGTTGGGTATCGTGATTATGTTCGTCAGCATCCTCTTTTATCTCATCCCATTGCGACTCAATATGATTGAATGCTCTGCCCGACAAATAATGAGTTGTTTCCCAGGGATCATGAAATTTTGTATATGCCATTTTTATCATCCTTTCATTATAAAACAAAGTGCATAAAATTTGGGCCTGACGTCGGTATTTCCACCAGTAAAATATGATCCACTATGGCCGTGGGGCGTTGATGCAACTTCAGTGGTCGCAGAATCGACATCATAAGATGTGCCATAGTGAGAAAATACACCATAAGCACCACCCGAATCCCCTTTATAATCATCGATATATGAATGGTAATGGGAGGGCAATTCATCGGCGGTTATTGCGTGAGTTCCAACGGCAATAGACGCCGCAGATAGAGTTTTGTGACTAGCTCCACCTGTAGTCCCATATGCATGATCATCACCCACCGCTATAACAAATCGATTTCTAAGGTTTGGAGTACCATTTAACCCATTACATAGATACCATCCAGCCGGAATAGAGGCTTCTGACCCACTCCAAATACAAATTGTGCCAGTATCTATACCAGCATCAAGTATCTGTTGGGCCGTAAGTCCATCCAGCTTTTCACAAATAACCCCGGACCCAGAACCATCATTAGCAGCCGTTATGTACTTCGCATCGCACTCAGTTTTTGTATAATATCGCTCGGCGTGGGCGATGCTATTTATGTAAGAAACCGCCTCATCATAAATACACTCTAGATTGGTCAGTGCGGCATTTTTGGCAGATTCCGTCATCGAGTGCTCGTGCCAGGAAGTCTTAGTGTACAAATTATCAACTCCACTTATTGCTTGTAAACTGTAGTTGTAAACTTTCCAGTGAGTTTTTAGTATATATGAAAGAATGAGTTTCTACTTCGATGCCGGTTCCGGGGGTAATTGTTGCAGTATCCCCACCCACCAAAACCGCTTGATCAATCTCTCCATTGGCAGACCCAGACGGTATTATAAATGTAGTAACTATTGAATCGCTCGTTGTTGTTTGGTCCGTTCGGTACATTCGGAAAATTTCAGCCCCACTTTTTTTAAGCACCAGATATTTTATTCGGTCACTGTCCTCAAAGCATGGTAACCACGCCTCAGATGCATCTTCTGTACCGTCCGCATAGACTACCTGCCAAATATTAGGGGATTCGATAGCAGTCCACAACTTAGTAAACGTTACGAGAACTAATAATACGTCCGATGTGCTAACATCATCGGGGCTAGCCATTTTCTTCTGTATATCACTCAATTTAATGAAAATGTCTTCCCAATCATCTTCAACTGGCCCGGTATAAGCAACCACATCATAGTAATCCTGTTGATTGGTATATCGAAACGTTATATTGCTTATTAGGCAATCATCGTCAATGTCATGTTTGGATATCTTTATGTGTTGGAGTACACCTGCCGCTAGACCATCCTTAGAGGTCGTGTACTCGACTTTCTTACCTTCCATCGCATATACATCAAGGATGGCGTTAGCCTCTTCTAGGGCTGCTATACGGCTCGACAACGAGGTATCTGAGCGAACGTTCTCCACTATCCCAGAAGACTCCGCGCCTTCTACAGTCTGCCTATTAATAATCTCAGCAAAATCGCTAGTTACTACCACTATTTGATAAAGGCCGGTATATACTATCTTCAAAACATCAGTTTCGGCTAGAGCGGTAGCACTAGAATCCTGTGAAATTATTTGGTCATTTTTGGCCCAATACCAATCCTTCCCAGTATCTACGCCTTTCTTACCGACCGTTTTTAAAGTATAATCTCCACCCCCCACTGACACATAAACTTCTGGTTCTCCACCAAGTTTATAAGCAACTGGAAAAGAAGTAGTTTGTCCATCACCTTTAGCATACTCAGTCTGGATGTCGGTTTCTTCCCAAGTTCCTATAATATATTGGCGGTTTCTATATTCGGGATTAGCGTGGGTTACACTCACACCGGAAAATGCATCCTCGATGAGGAAGTCGTCGGTTTCTATGAGATCCCATTCTGCCGCATAGCTGGTCCTATCAACAAAATATAACCTTTTATATTCATCAATAAACCATATAAATCCGGCCCGTTCTGCCATCTGATCAAGAACATCAGCCGCACTTATATAATTGGCAATATATTGGGTGACGGTTCCCCCAGCTTGGATTTCCCCGAGGGTCACACCTTCTGCCTCAAGATATTGATCGAGAACGTAG